ACAAAGGTTAGCCCAGGAAACTGGTACTGCAATAAGACAGCTGGAAACAGATCGGAGATCTAGTGAGCCAACTCTTGTAGAAAGATTAGGAGGCAGAGCAGGTGCTAAACAGATGTCAGAAGGTAGAGAAACCACTGATCTATTAACTAACATATTAGATTGGCAAGGTCTCGATAATAAAGGAGCCACACTAAGAGAGAAAATAAGTCCGATAGGTGACGTACTTGGTATGATACCTGAAGGACTTAACGCATTAGAAAATGTTGCTGTTGGTGCTATACCTTTAATTAAATCAGCTAAACATACCGCTGGATGGACTCAAGCTACTGATGAGAATCCAGCGAGGATACATCACACTCCAAGTGCAAGTAGAACTGCAAGGGATAGAGCAAATGAATATATTAATTCATTATCAGGACCAGAAATAGCTAAGATAAGAGAGGATGGTAGGCTTAGTGGTACTCAGTTATCACAATTAACTACTGCTATTCAACCTAATCAAACAGGTACTGAATGGAATTATACTATGAATTCACTTGCTAATCCTAGAATAGATTTAGAAGATAATCCTAGACAGGAAGGTCAAGTGCAAGTTAAAAGATTACATGATAACTTTCAGTTTGATAGTGAAAAAGATGTATCATTTGACTTACCTGGTAAACCAATTCAGAAAGCAGTCGAATTTTTCCAGAATCAGAATATAAAAAATGATCCATTACGAGCTACATATGAATTAGATCAGAGTGATCCAGGTAATACTAGAAATACAAGAAGAATGCCTGTATTCACCGAGTTTGATTATACATGGGATAATATCAAGCATGGTTTAACTCCTAAAGGTCCAAACCGTGGAAGATCAGGTGCTAATAATAAAATGAAAGCTAGAGGATCAACATATAATCCAATCTTAAATAGAAACGTACTTAGAACGCCAAACTAATGTCAGCAAAACAACGCTACGATTATTTATCGAGTGACCGTTCCCAGTTTCTAACCGAAGCGGAAGACGCAACAAAACTGACTCTACCTTATCTCATCAGAGGGCATGAGGAGTCTAAGAGGGGCATGAAGCAACTCAAAACTCCTTGGCAAAGTGTAGGAGCTAAAGGGGTGGTAGCATTAGCAAGTAAATTATCTCTTGCTTTAGTACCTCCTCAGTCTAGCTTCTTCAAATTACAACTTGATGAGTCACAGTTAGGAGAACAGTTTCCACCGGAAGTAAGATCAGAATTAGACTTATCCTTTGCAAAGATAGAGCGCACTATCCTTGATGCTATTGCTGCATCAGATGATCGTGTAGTAATACACCAAGCACTGCAGCACTTAGTTGTCGGTGGTAATGCTCTTATCTTTATGGGTAAGCCTGGTCTAAAACTATTCCCGTTGAATCGCTTTGTGATAGAACGAGATGGTAACGGAGATGTGATTGAAATAATCACTAAAGAAACCATTAACAAAAAGTTAATAGAAAAACAATTACCACCTGAATTAGAAGACTATGAGTCTGTTGTCGATGAAGGCGACGGAGATATAGGTAAGGAAGAATGTGATGTATACACATGGGTAACCAGAGAGAACAATAGATTTGTCTGGCACCAGGAAGTATACGGTAATATGCTACAAGGTTCTATAAGTAAAGCACCTGTAGATTCTACACCATGGTTACCACTACGATTTAATTCAGTAGATGGTGAAGCATATGGTAGAGGAAGAGTAGGTCAATTTATAGGAGACCTTAAGTCTCTTGAAGCATTGTCTCAGGCACTTGTAGAAGGCTCTGCAGCAGCAGCTAAAGTTGTTTTTGTAGTATCACCCTCAAGCACTACTAAACCCCAGACACTGGCTTCTGCAGGCAACGGAGCAATCGTTCAAGGAAGACCTGACGATATTGGAGTGGTACAAGTAGGGAAGACTGCTGATTTCCAAACAGCTTATCAGTTGATGGGCCAGTTAGAGAAGAGATTAAATGAAGCATTCTTAATTCTATCAGTTAGAGAATCAGAACGTACTACTGCACAAGAAGTACAGATGACTCAAATGGAATTAGAACAACAGTTAGGTGGTCTCTTTGGCTTACTTACGGTTGAATTCTTAGTACCTTATCTAAATAGAAAACTTACTGTCTTCCAGAAAACTGGAGAAATACCACGTATCCCTAAAGGGATGGTGAAACCTATCATTGTTGCAGGTATTAATGCACTTGGTAGAGGACAAGATGTACAAGCATTAGGACAGTTCCTAACTACTATCTCTCAGACAATGGGACCAGAAGCTATTGCTAAGTATATTAATCCTGAAGAAGTAGTTAAACGATTAGCTGCAGCTCAAGGTATTGATGTATTGAATCTTGTTAGAGGAATGGAAGAGGTTCAACAGGAAGAGCAACAAGCTCAACAGCAAGCGATGGAAATGGAAAGGATGAAACAAACTCCTAACCTATTAAAAGCTCCTGTCATGGACCCATCAAAGAACCCTCAACTAGCTAAAGAAATTGAAGCATCTGGAGGTATGGAAGCAGAAGGTCAGCCACAAGGCGGACCACCTCCTGAAGATGACTTCCCAGTAGAACAACTAACATAAACACATGGCAGAAACACTCACCTTTGAAGACACAACTGAAGCCACCTCTCTAGAAAGCCTTACTCCTGATGAGCAAGAATCTCTACAGCTAGGTGAGCAAATGCAAGAAGCAGAAGACACTCGCCTTGCAGGTAAATATGAAAACGCTCAAGAATTAGAAAAAGCTTACATTGAGTTAGAGAAAAAATTAGGCCAAAAATCTGAGCCTGAACCTGAAGAAACTGTAGAAGAAACTACATCTTCTAATCCTCTAACAACAGATGGAGCTAAGAAAGAACAAGAAACTACAGAAGATAAAGGAGCTGAAGTTACAGACTCTACTGTCCTAGAAGATCTATGGACTGAAGCTACCTCTAAAGAAGGTAGATATAAAAAAGAAACTGTAGAAGCTTTGGAGAAGATGGATGTTAAAGAAATAGCTAGACTACACTTAGAGTATAGAGCAGCTAATTCTAATAAAGATCTATCTGAAACTGATGTAGAACAGTTACAAGGTATCGTTGGTGGTAAAGAAAACTACACTAACATGATGGACTGGGCTGTACAGAACTTAGGTGAAAAAGAAGTAAATATGTTTGATACAGTAATGGAACGTGGTGACCCCTTAGCTGCGTTCTTTGCGGTTCGTTCTCTAGCTTATAGATATAACGACGCAACAGGATACGACGGTAAAATGGTCACTGGTAAAGCATCTAAAACTAATGCTGATGTATTCAAAAGTCAAGCTGAAGTAGTAGCTGCTATGGGTGATTCTAAATACGAAAGAGATCCTGCATATAGAAGGGCAATTATGGAAAAATTAGATCGCTCTGATATTAATTTCTAATGTCAACACTTACTTTACCACAACAGAATAATTGGAATCAGTTCTGTAAGTGGGTAACAGATACCGACAACCGACTATACGTTGGTTGGTTTGGTATCCTTATGATTCCATGCTTACTTACAGCAGCAACAGCATTCATTCTTGCTTTCATCGCAGCCCCGCCTGTAGACATTGACGGAATCCGTGAACCTGTTGCTGGATCTCTACTCTATGGAAACAACATTATCTCAGGGGCTATCGTCCCGTCATCTAACGCAATCGGTCTTCACTTCTACCCAATCTGGGAAGCTGCAACCATCGACGAATGGTTATATAACGGTGGACCATATCAACTCATTGTGTTCCACTTTCTCATCGGTATCACAGCATACATGGGACGACAATGGGAACTTAGTTATAGATTAGGAATGCGACCATGGATATGTGTAGCATACTCCGCACCAGTATCAGCAGCTTTTGCTGTATTCTTGGTATATCCCTTTGGACAAGGGAGCTTTTCTGATGGTATGCCTCTTGGCATTTCCGGTACTTTCAATTTTATGTTCGTATTCCAAGCCGAACACAATATCCTCATGCATCCATTCCATATGCTTGGTGTTATTGGGATGTTCGGGGGAGCTTTATTCGCTGCTATGCACGGAAGTCTCGTTACTTCCTCACTTGTTCGTGAGACAACTGAGACAGAATCGCAGAACTACGGATATAAATTTGGACAAGAAGAAGAAACTTACAACATCGTTGCAGCTCATGGCTACTTCGGTAGATTAATTTTCCAATATGCTAGCTTTAATAATAGCCGTGCTCTTCATTTCTTCCTTGCTGTTTTCCCCGTCACTTGCATATGGCTTACCTCCATGGGGGTATCCACTATGGCTTTCAATCTCAACGGTTTTAACTTCAACCAGTCAATCGTTGATTCAAATGGTCACGTGGTTCCCACCTGGGCTGACGTGCTCAACAGGGCTAACTTAGGTATGGAAGTAATGCATGAAAGGAATGCACATAACTTTCCTCTCGATTTAGCATAGGCGGCTCGTATGTCGATACAGTAGAAGCCACCTCACGCCACGTCCGTTCACTCCTTAACAGGAACGCATGAAACCACATCATGGAACGGGGATGTGGTACTGGAGATCGTAATGACCCTCAAGTATCGTGGTGTTGAGTACACAAAATCTAACAAATAACTTAACATGAAAAAAATTGCACTAGCCCTAGCGGCAACTCTCGCTTCAGCTCCTGCAATGGCTGGCGTTTATATTAACGCTGAGTCTAACGGTTCTTATACAGGCAATAACTTTACTTCACGTACTACCGATCTTCACATTGGGTATGAAGGAAACGCAGGAGATCTTGGATATTATATTCAAGGTGGACCAGCTTTCACATCACCCGATGGTGCTGATGGTAACACAGATTTCTCAGGCAAGCTTGGTGCATCCATAGCTGCTACAGAGAAGCTAGGTGTATATGGTGAAGTATCATTCTTAACTGATGAGACAACCGATACAGCATATGGCACTAAAATAGGTGCTAAATATTCATTCTAAATATGTCACAACAAGCTACCCATTCACCTGCATTCGTTACAAAAATCTCACCTGAACCAGAGAAAGTTGATACTAATCCTAGTGATCAACAGCCTCCAGGTGTAGATAAAGAAGACGAATGGGAACCTCAATCTCTTGAGGAAGCTCTATTAGGTGAATAATAGGGAGGGGAGCACCTCAGAGTAGGACTCCCCTTTCATTGGCTTTGGCCCGATACGTCGGATACCCTTAGCCGTCTAGACGGTGGGAAAGACCACAACACAATAGAATATAAGCGCAAAAAATTTCAGCTGAAGAAAGTAAATATTATTTTTTTAATTAACAATGGCCCAACAGGCAACCCATAGTAATGCCTCGCTAACCAGAGCTGGACAAGCCAACTCTGCAGGTGACGCAAGGTTATTATATCTCAAGTTGTTTAGTGGTGAGATGTTTAAAGGCTTCCAGCATAATGCAATTGCTAGAGACCTTGTAATGAAGAGAACCTTAAAGAATGGGAAATCATTACAGTTCATCTACACTGGACACACAAAAGCTGAGTACCATGTACCCGGTCAAAGTATCTTAGGTAACTCCGACGGTGCACCTCCAGTAGCAGAGAAGACCATCACGGTTGACGATCTGCTAATCTCAAGTGCATTCGTTTATGAATTAGATGAGACACTTGCCCATTATGAGTTACGTGGTGAGATTTCCAAGAAGATTGGATACGCTCTTGCTCAGAAGTATGACAGACTAGTGTTCCGTGCTATTGCACGTGGAGCTAGAGCTGCATCTCCTATCACTAAGTCTGGTTTCGTAGAACCAGGTGGAACACAGATCAGAGTTGGTACAAATAACCAAGCATCTGATGCATACGTTTCTGCTTCCCTAATCAATGCATTCTATGACGCTGCGGCTGCTCTAGATGAGAAAGGGATTAGTACAGAGGGACGTGTAGGTGTCTTAAACCCAAGACAATACTACGAATTAATCCAAGCTGTAGGTTCTAATGGATTAGTTAATCGTGACGAACAGGGATCATCCTTGCAGTCAGGTAACGGCATCATAGAGATTGCTGGTATCAAAATCTACAAATCAATGAACATTCCATTCTTCAGTACATACGGTACTAAGTTTGGTTCAGCTTCTGCTACGAACCCTGGGGTAACATCTCCTGGGAACTTAGGTTCATTCGTTGGTGAAGCAGTAGAAGATGCTGCAGCTGACGTAACTGGAATCAACAATGAGTATGGTGAAGAGACAGAATTCGCTAACTCTTGTGGGCTTATATTCCAGAAAGAAGCTGCTGGTTGCGTAGAAGCAATCGGACCACAAGTTCAAGTAACTTCTGGGGATGTATCAGTGGTCTACCAAGGTGATGTCATTTTAGGACGTCTCGCAATGGGAGCCGACTACCTCAACCCTGCTGCTGCTGTCGAACTAGTTGCTGGTGCTGCTGCCGGATCATCTGGTAACGCTGCATTCTAAGCACGTTTTATGGGGACTCTTCGGAGTCCTCCTTTTTTATATATTAATATTATGCCTTTTCCAACCACTAACGCTACTAAAGAATTACCAGCTATAAATCAAATACTGTCGTCATGTGGTCAGGCTCCTGTAACCACGTTGGACACAACCAACCCTGACGTTGCGATTGCATACGATACGTTATTACAGGTATCAAAAGAAATACAATCTGAAGGCTGGACATTTAATAAAGAATACCATTATGAAGTGGCTAGGGATGCTAGTAATGAAATACCAATCCCAGCCAACATGCTACAAATTAAACTTACTGATAACTCTTCTAACTCAGATTTCGACTGCGTAAGACGTAATGGTAAGTTATATGATAGACATAATCATACATATGATCTATCAAAAATATCAGGAGATAATGTCGAGTGTGATATAATATGGGAATTTGACTGGGTAGATCTACCTGAACCTATACAGAATTATATTGTATCTAGATCTGCAACCTTTGTATCTCAAAGAATTATAGGAGACTCTACTCAGTATCAAATGTTACAACAACAAGAGGCTTTAGCTAGGGCTACTGCTTTAGAGTATGAAACACAACAAGGACAGTATACTTTCTTTGGACACCCACAAGGACAGCAGAATTTCTACCAAAGCTACCAACCTTTCCAAGCACTTAAAAGATAATGCCAGCTGTAACTCAACGAATTGATAATTATTTAGGAGGAGTATCTAGACAATCTGATGATAAAAAGCTGCCAGGTCAAGTCCGTGAATGTCTTAATGGTTATCCAGACGCAACCTTTGGATTAACTAAAAGACCAGGACTTAAATGGATTGCTAATCTAGGTTCAGGTACTACATATGATTCATCAAAATGGTTTTATATTGCACGAGATGCAACTAATAAATATATAGGATGCATTACACCTAAACCAGGTGGTGGTCCTCATGGAGCTGTGTATGTATGGAATGCTACTACAGGTGCAGCTTGTACTATAACTGAAAATAGTACAGATTATGATTATTTAACAGGAGCACGTACAGATTATCATGTACTAAATTTACAAGATAGATCTATAATAACCAATAGTTTAATAACTGTTGCTAAACAAAGTGATCCTGCTTTTGTAGCTAAGAAACAAGCTACTATTATGATAAGTGGAGCAGTAGTAACAGGTGAAGTTTATAAAGTAATTATAGATGGTACTACTAAAACATATACAGCTTTAAGTGGAGATGGATATAATGAAGTATTAAGTTATTTCCAAACTCAAATTGATGCTATATCTGGATTAACTGCTGTAAAGTATTCAACTACAGTACATGTTACTAAAGCAACTGCTATAGCTGTTACAGCAGAAGGTGGTCCAGATAATACTAAGCTTACTGTATTCCAAGATGAAGTAGATAATGTAACTCAATTACCACTAGAAAGTTTTAATGGACATATAGTAAAAATATTAAATACACAAGTTGCTGAAGATACTTATTTTGTTAAGTTCGCTGCAGCTGATGGTACATCTGGACCAGGTTCTTGGCCTGAAGGATTAGATCCTAGTAAGTCTCCAGGTTTAAGTGCAGCAACAATGCCTCATGAATTAGTCAATACAGGCACTAATGCTTTTACATTTAGACAAGTCACTTGGACTGCAAGAACAGTTGGTGATGATGTAACCAATACTCACCCTAGCTTTGTAGGGAATAAAATACAACAGAGCTTCTTTCATAGTAATAGGTTAGGATTTTTATCTGACGATAAAGTATCCATGAGCCAAGCTGGTGAAAGATTTAACTTATACTTTACTTCTGCAAAAGTAGTTACTGATTCAGATCCTATTGATTTAAGGTGTTCAACAATTCGACCAGCAGCATTACATTCTGTTATTCCTACTACACAGGGTTTAGTCCTATTTAGTAAGAGTCAACAATTCTTAATGTCATCTGATGACGGAGTTTTGACACCAGCAAAGACAACTATCAGAGCTATCTCTAATTATGAAGTAGATACACAAGTTAATCCTGTTGATATAGGAACACATATAAATTTTATAAGTAAAACACCAAGTTATACTCGTGTATTCGGCATGGCCACACGTGGTCAAGATGAAAACCCTGAAGTAGTAGACATTGGAAAGGTTGTAAATGAGTGGGTACCAGATTCAATTGATACGTTAATTGCATCAGCTCAGAACCAATTCCTAGCAATGTCTGATCAGAGTTCCGATAAGATATATTTCTACCGTACAGGTGGGGATGAATTACAAGCTTGGTTTAACTGGCAGTTATGCGGAAATGTACAGACTATTTCTGTTGACTCAGATGACATGTATGCTGTTACAAAACAAGGTACCCAATTCACATTAAGTAAAGCAAGTTTAAGTCAGAGTCCAGAGGATGCAATTATTGTTAATAATGATGGGCAAAAAATTAATCCCTGTATGGATTTATATGCAGCAGCGAGTTCAGTCTCATATGATACTACTAACCTTGTATCTAAATGCTATATACCATGGGATAATATTACTACATTAACTCCAGTTATAGTTATTAAAGGTACTACAGCTACAGGTCAGTTTATTGATTCTGGGTTTACTACTACCCCAACTGCTAAATCAGATGGAGGTGGTGCTTACTTTGAAGTACCTAGAAAAAATTTATCTGGTATAGCTAGTGATGTAATTGTTGGATGGAAATATGATTTCGATGTTACCTTACCTAAGACATACTTTAGAACTGATGAAGAGCAAACATTAGCTGATTATGCAGCTTCCTTAACAATATCTAGAATGAAGTTTGCTGTTGGTCTTTCAGGTGTGATGGGATTCAAAATGAAATCCACTGGTGTTAGACAAGGTAAGAGAGAGTATACAGGTTACGATTTAACAGTTGCACAACCTGGTGATTTTCCATTTGTAAATGATGATCTATCTTATGTAGATAGAGATCAAGTAAAATTAAAAATAAATAATATAGAAGAAACAGGATTCACTTTTGTTAATGACACTACTATAAGAATAACTACTTTACCTATACAAACAATAACTGCATCAAGTAGTCAGACTACATTTACATGGACATTTAGTAGAACAGATGTTACTAAAATAAGAGTCTTACTTGAAACTGGTGTTGGTACTAATACATATGTACAAGGTATTGTAGGTACAGATTATGTAATCAGTGGTAAGAATGTTATCTTCATAGGTACTGATGGCAACCCTTCAGCTGTAACAAATGGTGTTAAAGTTAAAATATATAGTGCAGATGATATAGTTATTTATTTGGATGAATGGTATAACCTAAGTCCAACACAACAAGCTGATACATACTTAGCTAATGATATTGGGATAACAGAACAATCAGTGTTCACTTTACCAATACATCAAAAAACAAATAACTTCCAAGTCAGACTATTTAATGACTCACCATTCCCAGTGTCTTTAAACGCTATGATGTGGGAAGGAAATTATTCACCAAGATTCTATAAAAGGAAATAACATATGATAGATACAAGTATACTATTATTACATGCATTCCACATGCCTCACATATTTGGTTTCTTACCAATTCTTGCAGGGGCTTTAGCTGGATGGGGAGCTGGTGCAGCTGCTATCGGAACAGGTTTAGCTGTAGCAGGTACAGGAATTGCTACAGCTATTGGTGTAAGTACAGGACTAAGTGTTGCTGGAAATGTAATGGCTGGTCAGAAGGCTGCTGATGCACATCGTAAAGCAGCTCAGGAGACTAATGATGCTGCAGCTCGTCAATATCATTATGATATGGCAGCTTGGGAGATGAACAAAGAGCGTCTCAAGCAACAGCATGATTATACCAAACAGTCTATTGAAACTAAGGCTACTAACGAAGAACGACTAGCTCAATACCAAGACACATTAGCACAGAATCGTTATAATTATGATTTACAGATTAGAAATCGTGAGCAACAATCTTTAGATGCTCAGTTCTTAAAATCAAATGAATTATATGATGCTCAAACTGATCTAAATACTAGAACTGCTAATGATGCTAGAGATGCAGAAATTATAAAATACCAAGAATTACAATATGAAGCAGCTTTCCAGAATGATGAGTTACTTACAGATGCCTTAATAAGTGAGGGTCAGACAAGAGCTAGAGGTCAAAGCGGAAGAACTGCAAGTAAAATAGCTCAAACACTTCTAGCTGATAAAGGTGTAAAACAACAAATGATAGCTGAATCAGTTTTAAGTGGAGCAAGAAATACAAGATCAGTTCTCAAGGAAATAGCTAAAGATAAAGAAGCAGCTGATATGGCAGCTTTCGCAGCTAAAATGCTAGATCCAGGTGTCTTACCAGAACCACTAGAACCTCTTGCAGTACCAAGATCTGATTTCCTTTACCCAGAAGCACCACAAGAATTTGACTTTGGACCACAACCTGTTATGGGTGCTACAGCAAGCCTCAGTGCAGCAAGTGATTTAGGTTGGTCTACTGCTATAGGTGGTATTGCTAATGTTGCAGGTAGTATAATCCCTAAATTCTTTGGAGTATAATATGGCATATACAAAACACGGAAGGGGTGCGGCAGGGGTCGGATCTACTAGAAGATTTGGTGATTTTGGTATCGAACAGCTAAGGCAAAGAGATGCTAGAATTATTGAAAGTTTAAAACTTCAAAAAGCTCAAGAAACAGAACGTTCCAAAGATTTAATCTCTCAACAAAAGGATGTTGATAGAACAGAATTTGGTGTTAAAGAAGATATTCAACAACTTAAACAGGATTATTTTCAGAATGCATTAGCTGCTACTAAACTAAGAGGTAGGCAAGAAGGTCAGAAAGGCAGAGATCAAGCCAGAATGATCAAAGCAGATGCCGAGCCTGGTATAAAAATGTGGCAGCAAATAGCTGGTGCAGCTGGTAATGTTTTAGAATCAGCAGTAGAACAAGGTATAGAAGATAGAATTGAAAGTAATACATCAAAAAATTATAAGGCTGCAGTTGATGTATTTGATGTAACGATCTGGGATAAGATAGGCCAGATGCAATTAAGGAATGATCTGGCTCAAGCAGATAGAGGGAAGACAGTTGATTCAATATGGTCAAATGAAGTCGTAGGAAAATCACCAGTAATAATACAAGGTAGAGCTCTTAGAGGTGCTACTTTAGCTGCTACAGATCAAATACCAAGTATACTACAAAATACTCTACAACAGTTATCATTAGGTGAAGTACTTCTTACTCCAGAAACTATCCAAGAATCCTTTGATAGAAGATTACAAACTATAGGTACAACACTTGGATTTATAGATGAGAATGGTGAATGGATAAGTAATAAACATGTTCTTGAGTTCCAACGAAACTGGAATTTAAAAGTTCAAGAAGTAACACGAAACTTCTCACACGCTAAAGTATTAGATCTAAATACTTCTAACGGGAATGTATTCTTTGATGAATTAACTGATGATAAAAGTGCTCAAAATCTATTCAATTCTGCTTTTAACTGGAGTTTAAGACCAACAGATAAAGATGGCTTCGCTTTCCATTCAATGTCTGATGGTTATAGCGAAACTTTGATGAGAGCCTCCAGGGATAAAAACTTCTCTATACGAGAACTAGAAGCTTTAGGTAATTCACCTTGGTTTATATCTAAAGAAGGTGCAGATTTTGGTAAGCCTAATAAAGTTATAAGTAAAAAAACTGGTAAACCACAGACTGTTTTTGAGAAATTCCCTAGACTTAAAGAAGAAGTTTTAAAGGAAAGGACTACTTGGGAAAACCAATGGACTGCTAATAGAGAAGCAGCTAGAAAAGAAGCTGATCGTGAGGATAATATAAAAGTAGTAAGACCACTTCTTGATAAATATAAAGGTGAAGATCTCTCTGATTTAATAACAGAGATGAC